AAGTTAACTCATAATAAACCCTTTAAAAAGACAAATAATGCCATTGGTCTTGCTATGGCAGACTACTATATTCATGGTGATAGTTCTTGTGAAGGTATTATAATGCGCGCCTCCCAGGACTTTGCGATGCGCTATCCGCTTGTTGAAGTTGAAGGCTCTAATGGCGATGCAAAAATGACTGGCAACTGGTCAGCGCCTCGTTATACAGCGTCTCGACTTGCAGAAATTTTTGGACATATTATTGAAGATATAGATAAAGATACAATCGCTGAGTGGCGAGATAATTATGATGATACAAAACAATATCCAGCCGTATTACCCTCTAAAGGATATTATAATATAGTAAATGGAACGCTCGGTATTGGAGTCGGCGCGGCCAGTTCAATTCCGCAGTTTAATATCAAAGAAGTTAATGATGCTCTTATAAAGCTACTTTGGAATCCAGACATAAGTTTTGATGAGATTTATTGCGCGCCTGACTTTGCAACTGGCGCAACGCTCCTAAATGAATCTCAAGTAAAAGAATCTCTTAAAAATGGCACGGGCGCAGCCTGCAAGTTAAGAAGTACAGTTGAATGGGATAATAAAGATAATTGTTTTGTCGTAACCGAAATTCCTTATAATGTCTATACCTCCACAATTCGAGAGGAACTCAATGCAATTATCGAATCCGAAGATAACCCTGGAGTGGAGCGCTATAATGACCTTACTGGTGAAAAGGTTCTTTTAAAAATTTATCTTGCGAAGAAGTCAAATCCAACAAAAGTTCTTAAATACCTTTACAAGAATACTTCCCTTCAATCTCATTACGGTGTTAATATGACAATGCTGCGTGATGGCCGCTACCCTCAGGTGTTTGGATGGAAGGCCGCACTTGAAGAGCATTTGAAACATGAAAAACTTGTTTACCGCGCTGGTTTTTTACATGACCTCCATGAAGTAGAAGCTCGCATCCATATCCTTGAAGGACTTTTGATTTGTCTTGCGTCTATTGATGAAGTAGTTAAAACTATTAAAAATAGTGCTACAACTCAGACAGCAAAAACTGCTTTGATTCAAAACTTTTTACTCGATGAAATCCAAGCCAAAGCCGTGCTTGACCTTAAACTTGCGCGCCTTGCTCATCTGGAAGTGGAAAAGATTGAAAAAGAAAAATCCGAACTCGAAAAGAAACGTGATGAAATTAAAGCTATTCTTGATGACAAGAATCTTTTCTATAAAGAAATCGAAAAAGGTTTTCAAAAAATCTCTAAACTCCTTGGAGATGCACGCCGCACTAAAATTATGGATATTACTACCTCTGAAGATGAAGTAGTAGAGGAAAAACAGCTCTCTCTTTCTTTCACTAATAAAGGCGCAATATTCATAAATGAAACCTCCAGTCTCTTTACGCAGCGGCGCAACGGAGTTGGCCAAAAGTTCAAACTCGATAAAGACGAATTTATCGTTGACAATCTAATAGGACAGAATACAGACACAATTCTTTTCTTCAACAATAAAGGAAACTATTATCATACTAAACTAGGTGTGTTTAATATTGGAGAAAAACAATATTTATCTGCTTATGGTTTGAATGATGATATAACTGCGGCCGTCCTGTTGAATCCTCAGAATAAAGATAAGTTCATAACCTTTATTACTAAAAATGGTATTGTTAAAAAGAGCCCTCTAAAAGACTATAATCTTAAACGCAATAGTGGCGCGCAGGCTATAAAGTTAGATAGCGGTGATGAAATTATCTCTACTCTTATTCTTGAGAATGAGAGAATTGGTATTTTATCTCACATGGGGCAATTCATCATTATTGAAAGTAAGGATATTAGACCAATTGGCCGTATTGCACGTGGTATTATTGGTATGAAGCTTGGTGCAGGAGACTACGTTCAGAGCGCGCGAGCCATCCCGACCGCAGCAAAAGAGGTATTTAGTATTTCCTTTGATGGGTACGGTAAACTAACTTCTCTTTCAGAGTTTAATGTAACCAATACCAATACTAAAGGAACAAAAATTCAACGAGCAGATAATATGTGTGATTTTATTTCACTTTCATCTACCTCTGATATTCTTATTAATTCTACTACAACCCAAATCAGAATTACCTATAATGATATTCCAAAACTATCCCGCGGCGCGCAAGGAACCAAATTAATAAAGCTAACAAATAATTATGTGGTGGGGATTTCATCTTTATGATAAACTATATTGAAACTCATATTGTAGATCACTGTAATTTAAAGTGCCGAGGCTGCTCTCATTTTAGCGGCCTCGCGGAACCTAATTTTAAAAATTTAAATGATTTTGAGCATGAATTTACTATGCTAAGTACTTTAACCGATAGTAAAATTCGTACAATTCGTATAATGGGCGGAGAACCTTTGCTTCATCCCCAAGTTGTGGATTTTTGTATTTGCGCGCGAAGACTTTTTCCTATTTCTGAAATTGTATTGGTAAGTAATGGAATATTATTGCCCAAGCTTTCTGATGAACAAATTGGTATTCTGAATAGCCATAACATTGATTTGTGCGTGAGCAATTATGGATTAAATTTAAACATGAGTCAATTTAATAAATTTAAAGTTCGTTATTTCCATAATAAAAACGATATGTATAATATTTCTTTGGACTTATCGGGCGCGCAGTCAAAGGATTCGTCTTTTAAGAATTGTGACTTGGTAAATGGAGGATGGTATTTCTTTAAGGATGGGCGCGTTTATCAATGCTGTATAATGGCTAATATTGATTATTTTATAAAACATTTTAATGCAGATATTTCTTATGATTTAGATGATATAAGTATTGATATATCTAATCATACACTTAAAGAGATTGAAGCTTTTTTGAGTACTCCGCATAACGCATGTGCTTATTGTGATACGATTGCGCGTCATCACAGTTATCAGCATTTTAACGTAAGTAAAGGAGATATACATGAATGGACGATTTAATAGATATTTCTTTTATCATTCCCTGTCATAACCTTCAAGAATATATTAAACCACTATTATATAGTATATATACATTAAACTTAGATAATATCAAAAGTGAGTTTTTATTTGTTCTTGATGATTGTACTGATAGTACAGAAGCAATGATACGTAACTGTATGGCTGGATTTAATTATAGTATCATTGTATGTCATCATCATAGTTGTGGTTTAGCTCGTAATGAAGGATTAGACCGCGCACGAGGAAAATATATCTGGTTCCTTGATGGCGATGATTGGATTATTTATCCAGAAGTTTTACAAGACGTATTGCCTATTATGGAAAAGCAAAACCTTGATATTATTCAGTTAAAATTTGTTAGTAATTACTTTAATATGGAATATTTTTCCATGGTGTGGCAATATATTTATAGACGTGAAATAATCGGTGATTTACGCTTTACAGAAATTCAACCAAATGAAGATGTAGTATTTAACACTTCTTTCTTTAATACAAATAAAATTGATAAAATTGCGAAGTATAATATTCCTACTTATTTTTATAATTATAAACGACCTGGTAGTAATATGTCGCAATATTCTACCACAGGAAAAATTGAACCTTGAAATTTGATTTTCTTTAAAATTTATGTTATAATATATATAGAAAATGAAGGAAGGCGACAAAATGAGAGATCGCGCTTGGCGCCGTCATAAAGATTACACTAAGGCAAAGCGTAAACAAGAAATTAATTCCTATTGGGCTAGTACTTATGACGGTAGACTGTGGTGGTATTATGATAATCTCCACCAGTATTCTAAAAACAAAATTCATTGTAGTTGCCCTATCTGCTCCGCAAAAACCCGCAATAAGGGAAAGCGTAAATTACGCGCAAACGGATGGTATCCTTCAATCAACTATAAGATTTCCGATCAACGGAAAATCGACTCATTAAAATTTGACTTTTATAGTCAAAAATGATATAATATAAATATAAGGTAAGCCGCCTTATAAATATAAAAAATTTATTTAATGAAAAAGGAGAAATGAATTATGGCAAAGCTAACTGAGAAGACTTTTGAAGCACTTGAGTACCTGCAGGCACACGGCGGCCGCGCTACCACTGAGGAGATGCGCGTTGCCCTTGGTTGCGAGAAGATCGCTTCCATTACCGGTCGTGTAAATAGCCTTGTAAACCATGAGCTTGCTGTTCGTGAAAAGGTTGAGGTTGAGGGCGAAGAGAAGCCTCTTACCTATGTTCAGCTCACCGATGCTGGCATGAACTTTGTTCAGAGCGAGGAGTAATACTTTTAGATATAGGGAGTTAGAACTTTTCTAACTCCCCTAAAATGCTACTCAACAAAACTAAGAAACAAAAACTAAGAAACAAAAAAGGAGAAACACAAATATGCTTAGACAGGCAGAAAACAAAGTACGTATTGAAGGCATTCTTTCTGAAATTAATCTAAAGTATGGTTCCTACGTAAATAAGAATACCGGTGCAACCGTTGATAATGTCGGCGGAAACATTAAGGTTCTTGTACACCAGGTTATCAATGGTGAGGAAGTGACTCTTGATATTCCTGTATATATGTTCGCTTCCAAGTATACCAATGCTGGTAAGCTTAATCCTGCATACGAGTCTATTGAGACTGTTATGAATTCTTATGTATCTATCGCTGCGGCCGGTGGTGAGGCTGGCGCAGACAAGATTCGTATTACTAATGCCAATATTCGTATGAATGAATACTACAACCAGCAGGGTCAACTCGTTTCTTTTCCCCGTGTAAATGCTTCCTTTGTTCAGAAGGCAACTGGTGATTTTAGACCTGAAGCTTCTTCAGTTCGCAGTTTCTTCTATGGATTTCGTTACTGATAACGAAGGTGTCGAAATCGAACCTAAGAAGCTTCGCATTAAGGTTATTGTTCCTCAGTATGGTGGAAAAGTTGATACTATGGAACTTTATGCGACTAATCCAAAGGTTATTGATGCTATTACTAGTTATTGGGAAAATCAGAAAACTTATACCGCAAAAGGTCGCTTGAATTTCTCTACCACTACCCAGGAAGTCGTTGAGGAAATGGATTTTGGCGAACCCGAAGTTCGCGTTCGTACTACTACTGTTAGTGAGTTGATCGTTACCAGTGGTACCCAAGCTCCTCTTGAGGATGAACTGGCTTTTGATGTAGTTGAGCTTTCTAACGCTCTTAAGGAACATAAGGCTAGCCTTGAAGCTCTTAAGGATAAGGCAATCACAAAGCAGACTCCCGCCCCTGCTAATACAAGTTCAAAGGCGGCCATTGACCTCGGTTTCTAAGGAGGTCATATAAATGGCAGTAGATATTTTCAGCATAAAACCTTCTGTTATTAGTCGAGACCTAAAAGGTAAGTATGTACTTATCTATGGTAAAGAGAAAAGCGGAAAAACTACTGCGGCCGCATCGTTCCCAAAGGCGCTTCTATGCGCTTTTGAACGCGGTTATAACGGCCTTGGTGGTGTAATGGCGCAAGACATTAATTCTTGGAGCGATTTTAAGGCTGTATTGCGCCAGCTTGAAAAACCAGAAGCAAAAGACTTGTTCTCTACTATCGTTATTGATACTGTATCTATTGCATGGGACCAATGTGAGCAATTTATCTGTCGTCAAAATGGAGTCCAGAAGATTGGTGACATTCCCTGGGGCGGCGGATATAGCGCTGCAAAGAAAGAGTTTGAAAATGCTCTTCGTAAGATTACGATGCTTGGATATGGTGTTGTATTAATTGCACACAATGCTTCTCGCATTGAGAAGACAGCCGATGGCAGCGAGATTGAAATTATCTATCCCGATTTGCCTAAGCGCGCGGCAGAAATTTGTAACGGTATAGTCGATATTATTGGCTATATTGGTACCGAATGGGAGAATGGAGTTGCAAAACGTTACCTCTATACAAGAGAAACGCAAACACTTTTCGCGGGCAGTCGATTTAAATACATGGCTCCAAAGATTCCATTTGGATATAACGAACTAGTTGCTGCAATTGCTGAAGCTATTGAAAAATCTGAAAAAGAAGACGGAGTGACTGTCGTAGATAGCGCAGCACTTACACCATCCGTTGAAAAATTAGATTTCAATGAAGTTCGCGCACAAGCGCAAGAGCTCTGGACTAAACTCGTTGGGGCAGGCGAGGAAGCAAAACCAGAAGTCGCATCTGATATTCTCAAAAAAATTGAAATGACGATGGGACGCAGAATGAAGCTCAGTGAATTTACAGAAGATCAAGTAGAGCTATTAAATTTGGTTGTAGACGAAATGAAGGATATGCTTTGATTATATATCCATAGCGAGAGACACAGGGAAACCTGTGTCTTTTAAATTTGACAAATATCTATTTTTGTGGTATAATATAATTAGAAAAGAATATCTTATGCGAAAGGAGATAAAGTTGGCAAAGCATGTAATAATGTGTCGCGCATGCGGTAAGTATTTTGATACCGAAACAACTCCAAACGATGAGTGGATGATGCCGACTAAAAATCAATATTATCATACAAAGTGTTATAATGACTGGAAAAAGAACATAGATAATGCGACTGACGATGATTGGGTTTTGTATATATATGATTTCTTAGCGCGTGATCTAAAAGTTTCATATAACTATCATATGTGCGAAGCACAGCGTAAAAAATTTTTGAAAGAAAATAAATTTACAAATAAGGGAATTTATTTTACACTCAAATATTTTTATGAAATAAAACATAATCAATGGGATAAAGGCAATGGCGGCATTGGCATTGTTCCATATGTTTATAAAGATGCAACCGAATACTGGACTGACATAGAGTGGAAGAAACGTGGATTCATGAAAGCAATTGAAGAACAAATTGCTGCTCGTGCGCATCGTGAAGTTAAAACAATTAAAAAGCCTACGGCAAAAAAGCAAAAACCCAAGTATGATTTAAATTCTATTGAAGGAGCCGATATGAATGATAGTTGATAAAAATTCTATACTTCAAATTTTCGGCTGCTTAATGAAACATCCACGGTATCTTGGAGAAACTGATAAATATAACCTGACTCTTGACGATTTTTATTATAAGTTTGATAAATATATCTTCGCTGCAATTGAAAATCTTTATCGTGGCGGCGCGCAGCGTATACAACCAATTGATATTGAAAATTATTTACAAACAAATGGTTCTGCATCAGTAATTTTCAAACAGAATAATGGTATTGAATACCTCCAAGACGCAGACTATCTTTCAGAAGAAAAAAATTTTCCATTCTACTATACTCGTCTAAAAAAGCTCAATCTTCTTAATCAACTTCAAAAAGATGGTATTGATATAAGTGATTTTTATATTGAAGACCTTACCAAACCAAAAGCACTTGAAGTTAATCAGAAGTTTGAAGAACTTGAAATAGATGACATTTTAGATGAAATAAAGCGTAAACTTTTAGGTATAGAACATAAATTTATTCAAAATGAAGTGACTCAAACCGAAAGTGCGTTTTATAATATTCAA